ACCCTGGCATTGATGCGTCGCTGGGTCCCAATCTATGCAATGGGGCAGGTGGTGAGGCGCAACAAAAGATCCACCACGCATACATCCCTCAGCGTCCCATGGACAGCGAGGCAGCCAAAGCGTGGGCTGCGCGGGCGCACAACATGACCACCGACAATCTGATAAAGTTCCAAGATCCCGATCGCCACAAATACACCCAATTCCTGGACCTGTACGGGCTGATCGACGATTTGGTCTGCGCGGGGTGCGCACAGCACTTCGGGTCCATCTTCAAGTTGGGACCGGAATGGGCGATCGCGTTGGACGGCTGCACCGGGCTAACCAACATTGCTCGCACCAATCATGTCGGTAGTCGCCCGGCACTGTCGCTGCCTGAATACGGGACGATCATGGGTAGCATCGAGACATTCATGGATCTGTGGTGGGGCAACACCTTGTGCTCGGCAGTGTTGATCGCGCATGTCGAACGAGAGAATGATCCCCTGACAGGGTTGAGCTATATCACAACCTCAACTATCGGGCAGAAATTGGCCCCGAGACTGGACAAAAAGCCTGACGATGTCATCTTGACTGAGAGGATCATTGACCAAAAGGGAGTGAAATACGTATGGAACACAGCCGAGAAGGGAATGACTCTGAAGAGCCGACACCTGCCGCTGAGAAACGATTTATCGGCAGACTTTTCCCAAATGTTCAAGACCTAATAAAATACCACCAAGAATACGAGTGGTGTAGGGCGCCATTGGTGATCTGCATATGGGATGCCATCACCCTAGACATGATGGCCCAGGAATACCGCAACAACGAGGAGTACTACGAATGCCAAGATGGAAGATGACCATCAGAACCGACACAGAAGAGGAGGTGTGGGAAGAGGACGAGATCGCAGATTTCCAGGCGATCGTGGAAGTGGGGCCGGCATGGACCGATCCCGGCTACATGATCACTATCGAGTACCAACTTGGAGACAGTGAATGAGTATGTTTGACGACGACACCTTTCTCGGGACAAAACATTCCGAGGAGATCGATACTAAATTCTACCTATGCCCGGAGGGCGACTATCTCGGCCAATGTATCGAGTTGCGAGCACGAGATGGCGTCAGTGACAAAGTTCCTGTCACATGGGCTAACCTGGACCTGATATGGGAGATCAAAGACGATAACGTCAAGACGCAACTCAACATGGACAAGGTTGTGGTCGCGCAGCAGATGTTCGTGGACTTGATCCTCGACAGCAATGGTGCAATTGCACTTCCAGTACGCCCTGATTGGGGCATGAACAAGAACCGTGATCTCAAGCGCGCCATCGACGCAACCGGGGTGAAGAAGACCAACTTCTCGATCAACGACCTGAAGTTTCAAACAGCTTGGTTGAAGATCAAACATGAGGTTGATAAGAAAGGAGCAACCAACGCTGACGGGACCCCGGTCAAATACGTCCGCGTTGCCGGGGTGGCGCCAGTAAATAGCCGTCGTTAGGTGAGCGCAAAAAGTGGCGGGGTGGTATTGCCACCCCGCCATTGCTTCTGCGGAAGCAAGCACTACGCCCACGGGGTTTGCCACAAACACTACCAACGATGGTGGAGAGGGAGAGGACGATGGAGGATGGCGATGGATCGGTGGGCAGAGACAGGCATACTTCGCGTTACCAACCGCGTACCCGACCGCGTACGTACCAACACATCGCAACACTCTACACTCTAGAGGGCGAAGTGTACCAATACGAAGTGATGGAGCACGCGCTAGTGTGGCAAATGAGCTACACCAGAACGACCACATGTCCGATGGCTGTGTGGGCTGCTCACGGGTGGTGGGAGACACGATGACCCGATGGATTGAACAGGGCTCGCCCACCGCGAAGTTGTGGCTGGTGGGTGAGGCCCCCGGCGAGAACGAGGTTGCGCGGGGCATCCCCTTCATTGGCGCCTCTGGTGCCATCCTGGATGGCTGCCTCCATGAAGCCGGCATCGAGCGCCGCGACTGTTACCTTACCAACATCTGTCACGAGCGCCCCCCATCATATATCAACGCCAAGGGAGCAACAATCCACAATGACATCGAACAGTTCTTCGCCACTGCCCGCGACGCCCGACGAGACGGGTTATCTGTCATTAATAATCGATACCCACTCGGCCCTGTCCGAGCAGGATTGGACCGACTTAATCAACAAATTCATCAGTTTGCGCCCACTGTTATTGCCGCCCTCGGAGGCACCCCCCTATGGGCTACCACTGGTCAAAGTGGAATTACCAAGTGGCGTGGTAGCATATTTCAGGTGGACCCGGCTACTGCCATCGTAGCTGCGCCGCATCCTGCGGATTGCTTGCCCAATCGGTCGCCCCAACATCGGCCCCTGCTGGTGCATGACCTCGCGCGAGCGCGACGCGTTTTGGCCGATCCGTCGCTAGCGATACCCCCACAATGGGACTTCTACACAGCCGAAACTATCACAGAATTGCGGGATGCACTGGATGAACTTCGTTATGGAACCAATCCCATAACATGTGATATCGAGACGTGGTTGGGCCAAATCCATTGTTTGGGACTGGCCGCGTCTGAGGTGCGAGCGATCTGCATTCCTTTCATCCGAGCCAACGGGGAAAGCTGGTGGTCGCCAGATGATGAACTAGAGATCATCCTAGCGCTGAGAGAAATCCTCACCCATCGCGCAATCACATTCCACAATGGCATCTACGACTGCCAATACATCGCGAAGCAGTGGGGTTTCCTCCCGTTACATAGCGACGACACGATGGTGATGCAACATGTGGCATTCCCCGGCTTCCTCGGCGGCAAAATCGACCCTGTTACCGGAAGGGTTGATAAGCGAGGTAGCAGCCTGTCTCTCTCATTTGTCGCATCTTTATACTGTAGAAACTACCGTTTTTGGAAGGATGACGGCCGGCTTTGGGACCCTACACTTCACGATGAGCAACGATACTTCCATTACAACTGTGAGGATTGTTGTCGAACCTGGGAAGTCGCCGCGGCTCTGCGACGTATCTTGGTCCGAGACAAGTTGTGGGACCAGTACCGACTAGTGATGCGGACGTTGGCACCTGTGTACAAGATGATGTTTGCGGGGTTTAATGTAGACGGGGAGAAGATGCGTGGCATGTATGCCGAGTGCGAAGCTGAGATGGATCGTGATCGCCGATGGCTATCAATCGCGACAGCGATTGAGGGGTTCAACCCCGAGAGTAACCCCCAAATGAAAGCCCTTTTCTATAAGGATCTACAACAAAAGCCCATCTACAAGGGCAAAGGACCCGACAAGACACAAACGTGTGATGATGCTGCCCTGGACAAAATCGCCCGCCGTACGCCATTGCTACGCCCGCTCACCGAACGCATCCAACACTACCGCTCAATGGAAACAGTCCGCAAGGACTGTAATGTGCGGATGCTGTCTGCGGACGGGCGGCTGCGCACCACCATGAACCCCGCCTATGTGGAGACGTTCAGGTTCAGCAGTAACGAAACCGCTTTTGCAGAAGGCGGCAACTTGCAGAATTTCAAAAGATCGGAGCCATGACAATGCCACTCAGCGTCTACGTACCACCCCACCAAGTCATGCGAGACCACGAACTGGAAAAACTGAGAATGGCGTGCAAGGAATACTTGCACGTTTACATCCGCACCGACAAGCATCCATCGCCCAGCGAGGAAATGCGAGTTGCCAAGCTGGTAGCTGATGCCTTGGGAGAACCGCTGTGAAACTCGTCGGGATTTGTGGCTATGCGGGTAGCGGCAAGAGCACGCTGGCTGAGCAGCTTGCCATCCGCTACGGCTACGTGCGGACCAGCTTCGCCACCCCACTGAAAGAGATGCTTTACACGCTATGTCCACGAACTGACATGGACCGTAAAGATGTGCCGACATCATACTTATGCGGAAAGACACCCCGCGAAGCACTTCAGTTCCTCGGAACTGAATGGGGCCGCTATATGATCGGCGAAGATCTGTGGGTCGATCAGTGGCAACACCGCATCGGCCACCAGCGGAGCGATGGTGCGTGGGAGTGGGGATATCACAAGGTTGTCGTTGACGATGTCCGCTTTCCGAACGAACTCAATCGCATCCACTCATTGGGCGGGAGTATCGTTTTAGTAGAAGGTACGAACAGAAAGAGTGACCATTCAAGTGAGAACGTGCCACTACATGGTTGGGAGCATCCCGATCACTACGCTCATCGCTTCGCGATCACAGTCGTTGAAAACACCTTCGACACGCCCGCGCAGTTGATGCTTTATGCGCTCGCCGCGGGGTTGGTGCCCTAGCTGTGAAACCACTCCCCAACACTCGTAGTGCCATCATCCCCGACGCGGGGATGGCGTTTGTTGAAGTGGATCTGCGCCAAGCGGACGCGCAGGCAGTGGCGTGGATGTCGCAAGCGACACGGTTGCAATCCCTTCTGCGCCGAAGGCTCGACATCTACACCGAAACCGAGACCGGGATATGGGCAGAACCCAAGCTCGCCGTGGTACCCCGTCAGTTGCGCAAAAACATCATCCACACCGGCGACTATGGTGGTGGCGCCGGCGTCATCGCCGAGAAGTACACCGGTGACAGGGCCAGCGCTGAGTTCTTCCTGGGCTCGTGGTTCAAAACGCACCCCGAAATCAAAGAGTGGCACCGCGAGATAGAGTGGCTGATGCGCCAATCCCGGACCCCCGAAATACGGAACGTATGGGGCTTCCGGCGCGTCTACGCCTATCAAGTACCAGTAACACAACCCCTGGCGTGGCTTGGCCAAAGCACAATCAGCATCACCAAAGATCACATGATGCTCCGCATCCATGACGATGCACCCTGGGCCGAACTCAAGATGGAATA